CCTGACGGTTGGGTGCCAGCATTTGGCACTGAAGTTTTAAAGATTTTAGCTGGAGCAGACACCTACGTTATAAAAACCAATGATAATGGTCTTGAAGAAATACGAGTAAAAGGCTTGCCAGCAGTACCAGTAGATTCTCTAGGTCGTAAGTGGATAAGTTTTGTGAATACTCCACAAACCGATCTTCAAGAAATGAACGTAGAAGGACGCTTTGTATTTGTCGGATTTACTGCTAAAGGCATCATGCCACAGATCAGTACACCTGTTGGTTATCTTGAACCCCACAAGATACAAGCTGCTCTTGCAGAGTCTATTCTTATAGAAAACAGCCCTTATGTGCCAGATTACGCCTTGGCGGTTGAGACAGGCATTTTGTTGGTTTCTATAGGTCTTATGTGGCTTATATTAAACGTATTTGGCATAAGCCTTGGCATTACACTCGGCACCGTATTAATGGCTGGTACGGCTTATTATGGCTTTTGGACCATTCAACAAGGATTGCTTATAGACGTAACTTGGACACTTATTGCACAGTTCATTACGGGTTCTACAGCCTTTTACATGCGATTTAGAGAGCAATACAAGGCCAGACAGCTTATAAAACAACAGTTTGGTAAATACCTTGATCCACGCATGGTAAAGAAATTGCAATTAAATCCCGAACTATGCCAAATTAACGGTTCTAGGGTAGATTGTTCAATAATTTTTACTGATTTAAGAGGCTTTACAAGTCTTTCTGAGTCTGTAGAGCCAGAAATGGTCACTTATATAATGAATTCTGTACTAGATGCACAAGTAAAGGCTGTAAATAAATTTTCGGGCGTTACTGATAAATTCATAGGCGATGCCGGTATGTTTCATTTTAATACAATTATTCCACAACCCGACCATTGTAACCTTGCACTTGATGCAGCCATACAGATAGAAGATAACATGAAAGAACTGAATAAAAAATTTGTAGAAGAAGGAATACCAGAGGTGGCGGTGGGCGTAGGAGTAAATTCAGGAATTTGTATTGCTGGAAATTTTGGAGCTACAGACAGGTTTGCTTTTAGTCTTATTGGTGACCCATGCAACGTAGCTGCACGTTTAGAGTCTGGAACTAAAGAAGCTGGTGTTGGTACTTTAATAGGACACGAAACTGCACAAAATTGTAGATATGTGTTAAAGTCACTACCAGATTTAAAAGTAAAAGGTAAAGCTAAAGCATTAAAAGTATACACATGGGCATGAAATTAACATTGATACTAGGATTGTTGTTACTTACAACAATAGTCGGTTCAGCTTACTACATAGAACGCTTGAATGACCAAATCTCTACGCTTAAAGGCAATCAAATAGTCTTAGAAACAGAAATAGAGAGACAAAACGAGTCTATAAAGAACTATTTAGAACAACAAAAGAATCAACAAGCACAGTTAAATCAACTAGAAGCTGACAAACAAAAAGCCATGCAAGACGTTAACAGGTTACGCAAAACATTTGCCAATCACGATCTTGACCAATTGGCTTTAGCTAAACCAGCTTTGTTACAAAAGAAAGTAAACAAAGCGTCTTCCAGAGTTATGGCTACACTCGAAAAATTAACAAACCCAAATCAGTTTGATGAAAAACCTAGCAGTAATTAGTTTAAGCATATTTATGGCAAGCTGTAGCTTGATGGATTCTGTAAAACCTGTAGAAGTTAGAAGCATTGCAGAACGTGCACCTTTGTATCATCCGCCATTGCCCTATCCAATGAGCTTGTCTAAAGTGGATTGGGAAATAATTACACCAGAACTGATGCAAGAATATTTAGACTTGGTTGCAAAGGGTGACGCTCCAAGAAAAGCATACTACGCACTTTCCAGCAAAGAATATGAGAACCTGTCAATGGACATGGCTGAAATAACAAGATACACAAAAGACATACTTTCAATAATCAAATACTATAGAGAACTAGACAAACCACAGGAGAACAAAGATGAGTAAAGCACCAGAAACTTTTGTTTACAGAGCTACCTTAGAAAGAGTTATAGACGGAGATGGATTTGTCCTGAAAGAGATTGATTTAGGGTTTAACATAAAATTAGCAAATCAAAATGTTAGAATGGCTGGCATTGACACACCAGAATCAAGAGTTAATACGAAAAGACAGCCAGAAAGAATTTCTGAAAAAGCATTAGGTTTAAAAGCCAAAGAAAGACTAAAAGAACTTTTAGCTGGTGATATAACAATTAAATCTTTAGGTCGTGGCAAATACGGAAGATTGCTTGGCATACCCTATGATTGCAATGGAAATGATATTTGTGCAAAACTTATTGAAGAAGGTTTGGCTTCACCTTATTGGGGTGGTACAAAAAAAGCTAAAGTTAGAGAAGACGGAACGTGGGGAGAATAACATGCAAATATCACAAGAAGGATTAGCGTTAATTAAAAAGTTTGAAGGTTGCGAGCTAGAGGCTTATAAGTGTCCAGCTGGTGTATGGACTATAGGATATGGTCATATCAAGGGTGTTAAAGAAGGCAATAAAATAACAAAAGAAGAAGCAGAATACATGCTACAAGAAGAAATGATTGAATACGAAGGTTATGTCAATGACATGGTAGATGTAGAATTAAACCAAAGCCAATATGACTCTTTGTGTGCTTGGGTTTACAATTTAGGTCCAAACAATTTTAGAAATTCAACTCTTCTTACTGTTTTAAATCAAGAAAGATACCCTGAAGTTCCACAAGAAATAAAACGTTGGAACAAAGCTTCAGGAGAGGTCCTAGATGGTTTAATACGCAGAAGAGAAGCAGAGGCTTTATTATTTGAAGGAAAAGAATGGTATGAGGTTTAGTGGTTGTAATAAATGCACTATACTAATCTTAGACACATTGTGTTTAGGGTTGAGTGGCTACTATGTCACTACCTAGTTGCTTAACCCGCATTTAATATGAAAGACATTTCTTTTAAAGACTTTGATATTCTTTCAGAGCAAGACAAAGAGGAAGCTCTTAATCTATTGCACCGGTATGACCAAATAGACAAACAAGATGTTTGCCAAAAAGATTTTATAAGTTTTGTTAAACATTTATGGCCAGAGTTTATAGAAGGAAGGCACCATAAAATAATAGGCGACAAATTCAATAAAATTGCACAAGGTAAACTAAAAAGATTAATTGTTTGTTTGCCCCCAAGACATTCTAAGTCTGAATTTGCTTCTACATATTTTCCAGCTTGGATGATGGGCAGAAGAGGTGACTTGAAAATTATACAAACCACGCACACAGCAGAATTGGCTGTACGATTTGGTCGTAAGGTAAGAAATATTATTGACAGCGAAGAATATCAACACATATTTCCAGAGCTGCAACTGCAATCCGACAACAAATCTGCGGGACGTTGGACTAGCAACATGGAAGGCGAGTTCTTTGCTGCTGGTGTTGGAGGTGCTATTACAGGTCGTGGTGCAGATTTACTAATTATTGATGACCCACATTCAGAGCAAGACGCTTTGTCTCCTAAATCATTAGAATCAGCTTACGAGTGGTATACGTCAGGCCCTAGGCAAAGACTACAGCCGGGTGGCATTATTGTGATAGTAATGACGCGATGGAGCACGAAAGATTTGGTTGGAAAAGTATTAAAAAAACAAGGTGATGAAAACGCAGACCAATGGGAAGTAGTTGAGTTTCCAGCAATTATGCCTGAAACAGAAACACCTCTGTGGCCAGAGTTTTGGAAAAAAGAAGAACTGTTGTCAGTCAAAGCATCACTACCGGTTTCTAAATGGAACTCACAATGGATGCAAAATCCAACTTCAGAAGAAGGCAGTATAGTAAAAAGAGAATGGTGGAGGGAGTGGAAAGGTGAAGAAGTGCCTAATTATGAATACGTTATACAAAGCTATGATACTGCTTTTTCTAAAAAAGAAACGGCAGACTACTCTGCAATTACTACTTGGGCAATATTTAAAGACCGTGACGAGGTTGAGCAAATAATATTATTAGACGCAAAACGATACCGAGTAGATTTTCCAGAACTAAAAAGAATTGCTTTTGATGAATACAAATATTGGGAACCAGACTGTGTGCTTATTGAAGCAAAAGCTTCTGGCACACCTTTGACACAAGAATTAAGAAGAATGGGCATACCTGTAACGGCTTATTCACCAAGTAGAGGCCAAGATAAAGTCGCCAGAATGAACAGCGTAGCACCCATATTTGAATCTGGCATGGTCTGGGCACCTGATGAAGATTACGCTGATTTAGTTAGAGAAGAGTTGGCTTCTTTTCCGTTTGGTGACAACGATGACTTTTGTGACAGCACAACAATGGCTTTAATGAGATTTAGACAGGGTGGTTTTTTATCTTTGAAAGAAGATTATCAAGATGAAATAAAGTTTTTATCTAAAAACAGAACAGTATATTATTAATGAAGATTTTTTTAACCAGATTTATACACGACACAAAAGAGTATGAGGGTCCAGATATACACGCTGAAAATGAACAACAAGCAGAACTAATAGCAGAATCGCAAGGATTAATACTAGAAGGAGAGCTGACGGATTTATTTTCTTTGGGTGACGAAATGAGACCTAGAGTGCTACACTAAACGATTATGGCAATAGACAAAGCATTAGACCCAAATAACGACCTTGACATCACAGAGCAAGGGTCTTCGGTAACAATACCGCAAGAACCTTCAAGACAAGACATGATAAGTGATGCAGCACAAATACTTGTTAATGAAGATGAAATATTAGTAGGAGATGAGCTAGAAGAAGAACCTATGCCAGAAATGGATTTTGATTCTAATTTAGTAGATTTTATTGACCCTACAATACTTATTAAAATTGCATCAGATTTAATAAGTTCCGTTAACAGCGACAAACAATCAAGGAGCGAATGGGAAAAAACTTATACGGAAGGCCTAGAATATTTGGGTATGAAATTTGATGAACAAAGGAGTCAACCGTTTGAAGGTTCTTCTGGCGTAATTCACCCAATTTTGGCAGAGGCCGTTACCCAGTTCCAAGCTCAAGCATACAAGGAAATGTTGCCAGCCAAAGGACCAGTTAAGACAGAAATAATTGGTGCAAGAACAATAGAAACTGAAAGCCAAGCGGCAAGAGTGCAACAGTTTATGAATTATTACATTATGAATGTAATGCAAGAATACGACCCAGAGTTAGACATGTTGTTGTTTTATCTGCCACTAGCGGGTTCTGCTTTTAAAA